AAGCTTCATTTATGCGTGTAATCTCACTATCCGTAAATAGTAATTTACCCTGCATTTTGCGCGATAATTCCGATTCTGGTATCTTGGCATTTAATGAAAGCCAACGCTGAGTGCGACCATCCATAGCTTCTTTGATTCTCTCATGAAGCTTCATTATTTTAATTTCTTCCATAAAATTTATTGTTAAGTAGCAAAAATAGTATTAATTTTTAAATTCCCAAATATTTTTAATTTTTTTTAAAAATAATTTTGTGTATTGATTAATTTAATTAAATTTGCAAATGAACAATAAAGAGCTAATATATGATTTTGCAAAAAGACTAGATTTGATAATTGAAGTAAAAAAAGACGGTAAATATATTGGAAAGTATAAGTATTTCAACAATAAACTACATAAATTAAAAGAAAATGAAAAAGAAGCAAGAAACGAAAACAAAGATGTTCGAGATTGAGGATTTAAAAGGAGAGTTATTAGTAACTTATACTGAAACGACAATATTCTATCCAGAAAGAGAAGAAGAGTTTCATGGTACACATACTTTTTCTGAAGATGAAACTAGTATACATATAGATAGTGTTGAACTTGTTATTGGTAGTGAAGGTATTGATATTACAAGAAGATTAAGTTTAGATCAACAATTTGATATTATAGATGCCCTTTCATAATTATGAGAAGTACAATTATAACTAAGAAAAAAGTATGTGTTTCATGTGGTAAACTGGATTATCATTTTTCAAAAAAAATGTGCAAACAGTGTGCTACTATTGAATCTACTCAAAGAAGAATAGATAAATACGAAGATGAAGAAGAGTTGGAAAGTATTAAGTATTTGACAGATGATTTAGATGCTGTATTTAGCCAATATATAAGATGTAAGCACGCTGATATAAATGGATTTGTTTTATGTTACACTTCTGGTAAAAAGATGAAATGGCAAGAAGCCCAGTGTGGCCATTTTATTAGTAGAAGAAATTTCGGAACAAGATGGTTAGAAGATAATTGCCGTCCACAAAGCGAACATGATAATTGTTTTTTATCTGGAAATTTGGAGGTATTTGCTAAAAACCTAGAATTAGAAAAGCCCGGTGTAGTTGAATTTTTACAAGATCAAGCTAGGCAAGTTTCAAAGCCAACAAGAGATGAGTTAAAATGGTTAGTTGTTGAATACAGACATAAATTAGAATTAGTCAAGAAAAAGTTTAAAAACCAGTAGAAATTTGTATTTTTACAATGTTCTGTGTGTTTTTTTAGGTTAATTTTAGTTTAGTAAATACCTCCTATTTCCATAGGGGGTATTTTATTTTAAAAATTTAATTAAATTTATTTTTTTAATTAAATTAATTAATATAATTTTGCCCTATAATCAATAAAACATAAAAATATGGCAAGAAGCATTAGTCCAACATCTGTAGCAAGCAAGGTTGGTGACCTTAAGTTAGAAGAAGGTTTACTATTAGAAAACCCATATACTTCCGTAATGGTGATGGTTTCTCAATTAAAGAAAAAAGAAGAGCACAAACAGAAGCTTTTCAAAATTAAATACGCTGATAATATTACTACTGTAACTAGAATTAAATAATAACGACATGCACATAGAAAAAGTTAACTACCAAAAAACATTGAATTTAGGAAATTACACATATGAGAAAATTGGAGTAGAGGTTTGTTTGCATAATGGAGAGTCTGCGGATAAGGCCCTTGATATTGCAAAAGGTCTTGTTGAAGAATATCATAAAAAGAATTTAGACAGGCACTCTATTGTTATTGATGCAGAAATTGAGCCAATAGTTATAGAGCCAAGGCAAAATCCAAAATCTTTAACAGAAAGAACAAAAGAGTTTATTGAAATGTGTAAAACAAAAGAAGAATTAAAGGCTTGGGAGTTAATGAGTAAGAATAATACAGAATTACTAAAATGTTATAATAATAAATTAAAAAGTTTTAACAATGCAACTAACGAATGATGAAAAAGCTATATTAAATTTAATTTCAAGTGCTAATTACAGAATTACACAAGAAGAAATTGCAAGGTCAGAAAAATGGCTTGGAAGCCATCCTGAATATGAAGTAGAAAAAAGAGAATCTAGTCTAAGAAAAATTAGACAGGTAATAAGAGATTTAAGAATAAAGAAAGGGTATATGATTCTGTCTGATGCCAAAGGATATTGGTTAATGAAAGATCGAAAGGAAGCAATTGAGTACTGTGAAAGAATTGAAAGAATGGCAAAATCTCAAGCAAAAGCATGGTTTGAAACATATAATGCAATGAGAAAAAATTTCGGACTCAACTCACAATATTTTGAACAACAAGGTAAACTATTCTAACATGATAAACTTTAACAACACACTAATCAGATCCAGCTCAGTTGGATATTTGATGACAGAACCACAATCTAAAGCAGACAAAGAAGCTGGGTTACTTTCTAAAACAGCTCAAAAACATTTGATTGAAGTCTATATTGCCGAAAAATATGGAAGAGTAAAAGACATACAAACAAAACAAATGAAAAAAGGTGTTGAAGCGGAAGATGATTCAATACAATTATTAAATAAATACTGGAATGTAAGTTACTCAAAAAACCAAGAGCGATTTAAGAATGATTTTATTTCAGGGCATCCAGATATTATTACCGATAATAAAGTTGTAGACATTAAATCTAGCTATGATTTATGGACTTTTTTAGGTAATATACCAGATAAGCTTGATAATCTTTATTACTGGCAGCTCCAAGCGTATATGTGGCTTACTGGAGCAACACATGGACACATTGCATATTGTCTTGTAAACACTCCATTTGGTATAATTGAGCAAGAGAAAAGATATTTGCTTAATAAGATGGATGTTATTTCGGAAGAAAGTCCTGAATATGTAAAAGAGGCCATGAAGCTTGAGTTTAATATGACTTTTGATGACATTGCGGTCCCTGAAAGAATATTGATATTTAATGTTGACAGAAACGAAGATGATATATTAAGGATTCAGCATAAAGTAGAAAAAGCAAGGGAATTTTTATCAGAACTAGAAAAGACTCATATAAACTTTAATAAATGAAAGGAGCAAATATCATAAGCGCTATTCAGCACTTGAGGATGGCTGAAGAGTATTATGAAGATTTTAGAAGGCAGTATCCCGGATCAAAAGGATCTGCATTATTCAAAACTTACATTGATAAAATAAAGTGGATTTATAGAGATTTTTTAACCAATCCAAACGTAGATGATGATATTAGATCTGGTTTAAGAAAGGAGTTAGAAAGTGATGTATTTGCCATACCAGCAATAACAGAAAAAATTTCACTACTAATGCCAGAGCAAAGAGAAATAATAGAATCAACTATAGATGCAATGCTGGATGGAGAAGAAGTAAAAATAATAGATATAAACGAAACTAAATAATAACCTAAAAACAAAAAAAAATGAAAAAACTAATCACAACAACATTAATTATTATTTTTTTAGTAAACACTGCAATGTCACAAATATTTGATGGCATTAATTTAAAAGAAGATAGGAATCTTTTATTATCAAAGCTAAAAACAAAAGGATTTACTTTTGATTACGCAGCAGGTGAAACACTTAAACTTTCTGGAGAGTATGATAACAAGCTGACTAGAGTTTATCTTGTAAATACTATTAAGTCAAATAAGCCAGTTGTATTAAGCGCTTATGTCGGAGATGCAAATAATTGGGATGAGCTTTATTCTAATTACAAAAAATATGTAAAAATATTTTCAGACAAATACGGTAAGCCAGATATGTATTCAGAATCTTTTAAATCACCTTACGACAAAGACTTTAAGGGATATGAAATGGAAGCGGTGAGAAATGAAAAGTCAAACTTTATTTCCGAATGGACTAGAGATGGTATTAATTATTCGGTAGAGATATTTCAATACAATAGTATAATTATTACATACAGGAACGAAGAAAATTACAGGATAAATAAGATGGAGTTAAAGTAAATAACAAAGGCGGCCTAAAAACCGCCTTATTTATTATCTTCAGAAAGACATTTTACGCATACTCCATCATCCAATAAGATGTCATGAATTACGCAAATATCTTTATCCATTATGATTTCTTATGTGCATTTGCAAATTTACGAGCAGCTTCAACGCTACCAAATCCCCAAGCTTTTA